TTACGTTTGACTACTCCTTTGACTACCTCGCTATAGCCTCAAACGGAAACCTGTTCCTGTATCGTCCCAGCACGGGTCTTCAGCAGGTCACAGATCCTGATTTGGGAACTGTCGTCGATGTCGTTTGGGTGGACGGCTACTTTATGACGACTGACGGAGAGTTCCTCATCGTCACTGAACTCAATAACCCGTTTGCCGTCAACCCACTCAAGTACGGGTCGTCTGAAGCTGATCCAGACCCTATTGTGGCCCTCCTGAAGGTCCGTAACGAGGTCTACGCGCTCAACCGGCACACCATCGAAGTCTTTGACAACGTGGGAGGCTCGCTGTTCCCATTCCAACGTGTGGAAGGCGCCCAAGTTCAACGTGGCACCATTGGCACTCGCACCTGCTGCGTGTTCATGGAGTCCATCGCGTTTATTGGCGGAGGCAGAAACGAGGCTCCTTCAGTCTGGCTGATCTCTGGCAGCAACGCACAACGCATTGCCACCCGGGAGGTTGATTTGCTGTTGACCCAGTTTACTGAAGAACAGTTGTCCAGTGTGCTGGTTGAGGCTCGTGTGGACAATGGCTACCGACATCTGTACATCCATCTGCCCAATCAGACGCTGGTCTTTGATGCCGCTGCCACCACTCTGGCCGGCGCCCCCATCTGGTTTACGCTGGCTACCAGCCTCGTTGGAGACGGTCAGTATCGTGCTCGCAACTTAGTGTGGGCCTACAACCGCTGGAACGTGGGTGACCCGGCTAGTACTGCTTTTGGTTATCTGAGCGATTCGTTGTCCTCGCACTGGGGAGTGCTGAATGGCTGGGAGTTTGCGACCATTATCCTGTACAACGAAAGCCGGGGCTTGGTCTTCCATGAGCTGGAGCTGATTTCCTTAACCGGCAACTCGATCTTTGGCACTGACCCAAGTATCTGGACTTCGTACACCGAGGACGGCTTGACCTGGGGACAGGAACGAGTCTGCAAGGCTGGCATGACCGGCGTGCGTGGCAAGCGACTATCGTGGCTCCAGCAGGGTCGTATGCGCCAGTGGAGAGCGCAGAAGTTCCGGGGCACCAGTGACGCCCAGCTTTCTGTGGCTAGACTTGAGGCTAGAGTTGAACCGCTTGCAGTATGACCGGGCCATTTAAGATCACTCGAAATGAACTGGCTCAGTTCCTGCCATCGCAACGTGCGATCCGGGCTTTTGAGCAATTATTCGATCTCATTCCGTCTAGTCTGGACTCAAACACGACGTTAATTGAGGAAGCCTCGATAAACGCACAGAATGCCGATTCTAGGGCACAGCAGGCAGTCTCGGCTATCGCTAGGTTGGCTGACGCCGTAGAGCTTCTTGCGCTGGCTCCTGCGAGGCCGTCAGAAAACCAGAACGTAGACATTGCTCCTCCGTTTGTCATTCAGCCAGTTCAAGAGCAAATCTTGCCTCCAGTCTTTGAGCAGAACAAACGAAAGCGCTATGGGGCCTTTCAATCAAACCTGACTCAGACTGCTGCCGCAATCAACACGGCGTATGGAATGACAGTTGATGTCACTGACTTATCTTTTGGAGTCAGAGTTGGCACGCCAACATCTCGTGTGTATGTGGACACTGAAGGCATTTACAACATTCAGTTTTCTGCTCAGTTACTAAAAACAAGCGGTGGAGTTGGGCTTGTTTATATTTGGCTAAGAATCAACGGAGTTGACTTGCCAGATTCGGCGGGTAAGATCCGCATTCAGGGCAACAATGGAGAATCCATTGCAGCTTGGAACTATGTGATCCAGCTTGGGCTGGAAGATTATTTTGAGATCATGTGGTCCACAGATGACGTTGATTGCGAAATTCACGCCTCGGCAGCGACTCCACCAGCTCCCAGTATTCCCTCGCTGATCCTTACTGTTACCGATAACATTTCCTAACCATGGCCGTCACAGTTAAAAACATTATCCCGCCCAAGCAGGCCGAGGCCACTCAGACTGCGCAGTACACGGCTGTGAACTGCAAGACGATCATTGACAAGTTCACTGTGACGAACACAAACACGTCTAACGTCACGTTTAGCACGAACTTGATTGCGTCTGGTGGATCAGCTGGCAACTCAAACCTGATCCTCAAGACTCGTACTATTGTGCCGGCAGAGACGTATCAGTGTCCTGAGCTGGTTGGTCAAGTGCTTGAGGCCGGCGGGTTCATTTCGACGCTGGCAGGGACTGCTACGTCTTTAACCATTACTGCCTCCGGGAGGGAGATCACCTAGTATGGTGTGTGAACTCACAGCGCCAGTTGATGCAGCGGATCAGATCGAGGCTAAACTCCTTGAGTTGCCTCAGATTGACTGCCCTGTTTTGCATCACTTTGGCCCTGGAGTTTACATCCGCGAAGTGAGAATGCCGGCTGGCTCGCTGATTCTTGGGCACAGGCACAGAAACGCACACACAAACATTTTGGTTTCTGGACGACTCAAGTTCCTCAATGAAGGAGGAGATGTCGTTGAGCTTGCAGCTCCCGCTGTTATTAAGTCGAATCCGGGCAGAAAACTGGCATTCATTCTCGAAGACACAATCTGGCAGAATGTCTATGCCACAGAGGAGCGTGATATTGAGAAGCTGGAGGAGACTCTACTAGACAAGAGTGATGCATGGCTGGAGCACAAGAACAGGGTGTTTAAGCTGCAACAAAGTCTGCATATTGAAGACCACTCTGACTTTCAGGATGTGATCTCTGCTTTTGGAATGGACGAGGAGTTTGTGGATTCCATCTCTCGCGCAGAAGAAGACCAGATTCCGTTTCCAGAAGGATCGGCTCCAAAGGTGGCACTTCATCCTAGTCCAATTCACGGCACTGGAGTGTTTGCTTCGTTTCCGATTAACGCATTCGAGGTTATCGGCCCTGCTAGATTGAACGGAAAGCGCACTCCGCTTGGTCGCTATGCGAATCACTCTGCAAATCCTAATGCTTTTTTCGTGAAGCACGATAATGGAGACATTTGTGCTATGGCATTCAAAGACATTCGTGGATGCTCTGGAGGCGACAACGGAGAAGAGATAACCGTGGACTACATGCAGGCATTAAAGGTTAATGGCTATCAGATAGAAGGAGGCATCAAATGAGTGCAATTGCTATAGGAGTTGGAGGACTTGTAGGGGGCGGCCTTGCTCTTGGTGGGGTTGGAGCCGCGACTGCGCTTGGAGTTGCTGGAACAGCAATATTGGGTGGAACCGCAGCGGCTGGAATTGTTGGATCTCAGCTGTCTGCTGCCAAGGGTGCGGCAGCATCAAAACAAGCCGCAGCACAGCAGGCAGCCGCTCAGGGTAGTGCAATCGATGTTCAAAACGCACAGTTTCAGCAAATTCAAGAACTGCTCCGTCCATATGTCGAAGCAGGCAAGCCTGATCTAACACAGCCATATATTCAGGCTGGACCCGGTGCGCTACAAGCCATGCAGGGACTCGCTGGGCTTCGCGGCGCTGGCGAACAACAGGCTGCTATCAACCAGATCCAGCAGTCTGCTCAGTTCCAAGAACTAGCCAAACAGGGCGAGCAGGGTATTCTTCAGAACGCTGCGGCTACAGGTGGCCTTAGGGGTGGAAATGTACAAGCTGCACTTGCACAGTTTCGTCCCGCTCTTCTAAATCAGCTTATTGAATCTCAGTATGGCAAGCTGGCTGGACTGACATCACTTGGTTCCACTTCTGCGGAGAATCTACTTCGCACTGGTCAAGCTGCTGCTGCCGGAACTGCCGCTGCTGGCACGCAGTCTGCATCCAATATCGGAAACCTTCTAGTGGGACAAGGACAGGCGCAGGCAGCAGGCACCATTGGCGCGGCAAACGCCTATGCACAAGGTATGTCTGGGGCAGTTGGAGCAATCGGTGGAGGACTACAGAACTACATGTTAATGCAACAGCTTAACAAGCCAAGCATGGGATCAGGAATTGGTACTGGTGGATTCTATGGAAACTATGGTGCGGCACAAGCGGCATATGGACCTGGAGCTAATATACAATATCAAAATCCAGTTGGACCCGGAGCACCCGGAGGCTTTTACGGAACACCTGCTTAACATTTTATGGCTGGACCTTACGACTACACCGTCAATATCCCGCAGCCTCCGGCTCAGAACTTCCTTCAGAGCCTGATGGGCATCCAGCAGCTCAAAGGGCTCCAGCAGCAGGGAGAACTTGCGCAACAGCAGGCTGCCATTCAGCAGCAGCAAGCGGCATTTCAACAGCAGATGCAGCCTTACGAGGTGCAAAAGGCAGAGGCCGCGATTGCAGCGGCAAAGGCCAATGCGGCACAGTCTGGAGTGGCTGCGGACATTGGAAGAGAAAACCTTCGACAAAGTAAGCAGACTTTTGCTGAGCAAGAAGAAACAAAAAAGCAAGAAAATCTTCTTCGTGAAGATATAATGGCCGTTGTGAAAGACCCAACGCTTGCAACTCAAGAAAGGTTAAAAGACATTTCATTTAGAACAGCAATTTTTGCATCGAAATCTTCCGAGCCTCTTCAGAGAATGTTTGAAGACTTTCCTAGGGCTGGAAAAGTTCTTGAAAACACTGCTTCCGACGTAATCTTTGCGGTTCAATCCGGTCAACCTAAAGTTGCTGTTGCTTC